CTGGGTATGCGGATAAGAGATACCTTCATGCTGCATTGGCTGTCGGAGCCGACGCATACGTTATGAAGACCTCTCAAGTATCCGAACTAAAGACCGCATTGAAGCGGGTGCTTAACGGAGAAATGTATGTTGATAGAGAATTACGGAAGGAGTTAACGTCACTGCGACATTCAACTGACCGAACTCCGTTTGAGACTCTTACGCCTCAGCAGCTTCAAGTATTGCAGTTAATAGCCGAGAGCTATAACACCAAGACCATTGCCGACATCATGAAGCTTTCCCCGAAAACGGTTGAATATCATCGTGCTGAATTGATGAGTGCCTTGAACATTTGGGATGTTGCGGGGCTGGTTAGGTATGCCCTAAAACACGGCGTCACTCGAATGAGTGAGAACCGCAAAAAATAAAGCGTTTTTTTCGTGAGCTAACGCTGTCCTCACACTCAACATGCGTCACTTATTAGGTGAAACCAATGCTCATCGTCGGCTAACCGTTGGTCCGGAAATGATAAGCATTGTTATTTATCGGTATTGAGAAATTGAAAAGGCTCTGACGTTCGGACTCGAACCGAAACTCGGATTTTAGAGACCCTGTGCTACCTACCCGTGCGACTACTAGACGGTTACTACATTTTCCTTACGCATGTCCTATTACGTAATTCGGAACATGGTTGGGGAAACCTTCATCCGCATTTGCCTACGAGCGATTACACCACATCAGAATAAATTGGCTCCTCCCGCTGGACTTGAACCAGCAACCCCGAAGTTAACAGCTTCGTGCTACTACCAATTGAGCTAGAGAGGAATTGAAATCAAACCCGCATGAACTTCTCCGTGACAGCGGCAACACAATAGCGTGCATTTAGAAGCCTCGGCTTTCATCTTTTCGTAAGAGGTTGTACGTCCCTGAGAAGATATACCGAAATCCTTTTTGCTTGGGTCACGGTGATGGAAAATCATATTGGCAATGCATCGGTCGTACTTACAGATTTGGCACTTGCCACCAAACTCTTGCACGAGTCGTTGTTTTACTTTTTGGCGTCGTCTCGTAACAGCATCAACTCGGCATTGTTTGCATCGGTAATACCCACGACCTTCGAGGGTAAAGTCAGTAAGACCATGCTTATGGCACTCTCGTTGTATTGTTTTGTTCATGACAATACATATTGGGTAGAACACTGAAAGTTCTACCAAAATTGGCTCCAGAGGTAGGACTCGCACCCACACCGAACAGATTAACAGTCTGCCGTGCTACTTTGACACTACTCTGGAATGTTTCTACTTTCACGTCCGACTTGCTCTGCGGTGTTACCCACAGGCGGGACTTCGAACCCACTTACTAGCGTGCCATTTGTCGTTAGTTATTAAAACGCCTCGCTACTTGTAGAAATTGGTGTCAATATCATCACCGCCTGCGCTGTCCCCACCCGTAGGTCTAAGAGGCACCAATGACATGCCTCGAATGTTACGTGACAGACTTCTGCCTCTCGGCTATTGACAAGTTGGAGAGCATGGCAGGACTCGAACCTACGTGTTCCGGGCCTTATAACAGGCCGAGGCGACCAACTGCCTCTTTGTCGGTCACATGCTCGAAAATCTATTTCATTTTCGGTTGAATGATACCTACTATTATGTCCAGAAACTTTGGATTTTCCAAAACAACGTCTGGCACCACATTTTATGGCATAAAATGAAACTGCCCGCAAAAGCGGGCAGATTTGTTGAAACTTTTGATGTGAATTGAAACGTTCGTTTAGCGCCATGTATAATTTGGAGGAGGCCCGGGTTGTTGTGTTTGAGGCACTCCATTTACAGTTGGAATAACAGGTACTCCATTTATGGTTATACTACCACTCGGAGGGGTCGCTGGTGGAACCGGTGGGTGGTAGTCTGGCGTCTTCGTCAGAGCTAGATGTACGCTCATACCCATAGTCTTAGCGGTATGAGTAGCCCGGAGGCGGGTGCGGAAGTTCCGTCTGAGGCACTCCATTGACCGTTGGGACGGTAATTGGTGGAAACTTAGGCGGGTCTGCTGCCGGATTCAACGCTTGTACTTGGTTCAATCTTGGCATTGACATTGGCTTCGCAGCAGGCTTCGCAACTGGTGCTGGGGCTGGGGCGGGTGCCTTTACTGGGGCGGGTGCCTTTACTGGCATGACGGGATGCGTCACGAATGATGGTGTTGGGTTAGACATATTGTTCCTTATGGGTTGAGTTGTCCTTACTTAGGACCGAATTGGCCTGCGGCTAATCCGAGATTGGTTGCTTTGTCTCCCACAACAAATACTTTGATGTGGTCTTTGATGGTTTCTACACCAGAACCAAGGTCAACATCAGCGGATACAACGATTGTGCTGGCTCCGGGAGTATCACTACTTACAACTTCGGCGGATAATCCGTCCTCGGCAACTACTACAGTTATAGTCCCACTGGTTACTTCCCACGTAGGCTTCCCATCAATGACTACCGACTCTCCGATAGCGTTTTTGGGGTTAATGGTTACAGTCGCCTTCTGAGTGCTTGTTAATTTAAGTTCTTTCATAGTAACTATAAATATACTCAACTGGGACAAAAGGTGCATCAAACAACCTTTTTTTGAGACGTAGCTCCACCGTCTCTCCGTCTTCGCTGCCTCACGGTCTGACGTACTTTTTCAACGTTGATTGGCGAGCATAGGTTGCCTCGGAGTAGGGATGCATAAATGGTGCCACCCTTTTCCCTCATGAAGAGAAAACACTTGCAAGATTTAGTGGCATAAATAGAGACGCCCGATATTGCTACCGAGGCGTCGGGCCAGCGATTCTATCCTCTGGCGTAAATTGGTTTATGTTGGAAATGAATTCTATAAACTCATTTCGGTCAAATCTGTTTTTGGCGTAGTTGATGCTTAAGCATACAAACTCAACGTTTCCTTTCACGTACCCTCGGTTGGAGTCAATTCGGTCTAGGGATGCTGCCGTGGGTTTGAATTTGGTCTTGTGTAAAGTTGGAAACAACAACATTGGAACCTTGGAATACGGGCATATTCCTTTTTGCTTTTCCCACAAGGTTTTGAGATACGGCAGGTCCAAATCAAAATCAAATTTTTTCAACCTTACATTTTTTCGACACAGCACCAAAAACGTTCTGAATGGAGAATACTCATCTATTCTGTGGGTATTTCGACAAGACGCCGAGCAATAAAACTCAGTTTGTCCGTAAAGTCGAGTTCGACTTTTGTATTCCTTGAGGTCTTTCGAGAACTTGTTATGACAGCAAGCACACTCTAATTCTATCGTCTTGGATTTCATATCCAATACATAGTAGATAGAAGGTGGAAACTGCTACTTTTTATCTACTTTCTCACGTTTCACCGCCGCCAACAGCAATTGAAATGCTTGGTCGGTTGTGAATCCTTTTCGGAGAAAGTCGTCATAGATGTCCTTGTACTTTTCAGCTAAGTCAACTTTTTGTATTCGTTTGTGTTTCTTCATAAAGTGGTGCCTCATGGAGGAATTGAACCTCACGTCTTCCACCCCAAATATTTAATGACAACTGGTTTACAGCCAATCATGGGGGGCACTCGGCAAAAGTGGAGTTTGAGCAATGGTAATTTGCAAATATTGTCCCATCTCCTTATCCACTGAATATAGACACCTTTCTACCGAGTGCAACCTCGGTGGTGCCGTTTAGCTAAATTGGCTGGTGGGGCTGGATTCGAACCAGCATATCATCGGGTAACAACCGATTTCACGACCAATTGTGATACCCACCAATGTCTTAGACCTTTGTCTTGCGTAAGATTTCTTCAATCTCCGCAATACGGGCGGTCATTGCCCCTTGTCTGTCTGCACCCGCATCGGGAGTTTTCTTTTTCAGCCGTGCGAGTCGGTTACGTAAACGTCCTAATTTGTGTCCTACATTCATAGTTTGTATTTCTTTGCTTTGGAGCCGAGATTGAAATAGGTTTTGGTCTTAATTTCAACTGATGGGACGAGATACCTACTACCATCTTCGGCAAGGATAAATAGAAAGTCAACCTTTGACGCATCGAATTCTTTCACTGTATGGAAACTCTGGTTTCCACCAAGAACACGAAGGTTTGTTTGGTAAACTCCATATGGAGTTTTTGATGATGTTGTTTTTACTTGGACCTTGTTTAACTTCGTCCCGTCATCAAACGCCAAATCGTACGGCTCACTGTCGGACAGAGGAAACAATACTGTCTGCCCTCTCTTGATGAAGAATGTAATTGCTTCTCCAACTCCTATGTCGCCTTGCTTCTTGCTGTTTTTACACTTCTCAAACATGCGGGAATGATAAGCTTTTACGAGCAATAGGTCAACATTTTATAAATATGGTGGGCATGGTAGGACTCGCACCTACGGAGGCCGTTAGGCCGGGAGATTTACAGTCTCCTGCAATTGCTGCTATGCGACACACCCAAATTGGTCCTCCCGAGTGGACTCGCACCACTATACTACGCTTATCGAGCGCAGGGACTACTTTATCTTACAGGAGGAAATTGGTAGCCCTACGGGGAATCGAACCCCGCCCTATTGATTGAGAATCAATCGTCCTAGCCGATAGACGATAGGGCCAAAAAAGTGGTGCTCATCCCGGGATTCGAACCCGGAACTAGACCTTCGCAGGGTCTTATTATATCCATTTCACTAGACGAGCATTGGTGGGCATGGAGAGACTCGAACTCTCATTTTCATTTCCAATTATGCGCTAACTGGTTCGTAGCCAGTGCCATTACACACCCGTAATCCATAGAAAGCGATGGAATGCACTACGTTCCTTTGTGCTGGTGTTTCGTGCCCGCCATTTAAGGCAGTCGGAATGTGATTCCAACCCGAAACCGTGGCTCTACTTCACTATGGAAATCGTTTTACAGTCGGCACAAAATGGAACGTTCAGTGTTAGAACCTTTTCCATATTCAAGTCGTGCCATTTTCGCACAATACCGAAGAACTCGTTTTTTCATCGGTTTTGTACCGTCAATTACTATCGGGCGTCTTTTTGATTTCATAACTTTGTTTATTCCACCAAGAAGTCAAATCTTGGATTTCTTGTTTTTTGACTACGAGAAGTTTGAACGGAAACTGCTTCCACTTCGCACGGTCTTTTTCGGTCTCATAACCTTTGACCTCCACATAAATATCTAACTCCTTAATCCAGAAGTCTGGAAAGTATTCGTGTTCTTTTCCCCCAAAAGTGTATCTGTATCCGACTCGGTTCCGTTCCCATTCTATTTTTCGGTCATCCAAAAACACGGCGAACTTTAACTCCCACGTCCCTTGAAGGTCCACTACGGTTCCACTTCGCATTGTGTATTTGATATGCTTACAATGCCCCGCCCGAGGTTTTAACCCTCCAAACTTTGCCATCTTTTTTCTATGCTCGGGAGTTTGATAAATGGTAGCATCCTGCGTTCCGTTTGCCCATGCCAGCTTTTGTGCATCAGAGATTGTTCGGCATTGAAGTTTCCTATTTTGTCGTGCCCACGTAAGAGTTGCATTACAGACACCAAACTTGGTCTGAACATCCCTCCACGTCGCCCCCGCATCGTATGCCTCTTGTATTGCAGTCCAATCTCTACTATCTCGTTTCATACCCAATAAATAGAGATGAGAGCATCAAAAACTCATTGTTTTAATGCTCTGCTGAAATGGTCGTCCCAGTTGGTTTCGAACCAACCACCTTAGCCTTATCAAGACTCCGCTCTACCAAATGAGCTATGGGACGTTTGGCGGGATTGACGGGTGCTGGCCCCGCTATCTCTTCCGTGACAGGGAAGCGAATCTGCTGTTCTTCTTCAACCCCAAAATTGTTCGGACGCCCAGACTTCTTCTTGGGGTCTCCGTCACCAAAGACGGTGTGTTAGATTTTACACCATTGCCCGAAATTGCAACTAGATAAGGTTGCCATCCTTATTTTACCGGAGGCCGAACGACTGGCGACAGTATTTCCTCGGCTTCGTACGTTTGCAAAAGTGGCGGTCATACGGGGAATCGAACCCCGGACTTTGCATAGACAGTGCATTAGGTTGCCACTACTTCATATGACCGTGAACTAGATACTGTTTTTTCCTTTTGAATGGAGGTTTGTTTGATTGCTGTCAGTATCTAAAATTGGTCAGGATGACGAGATTTGAACTCGTGGTCTTTAGTCCCCCAGACTAACGTGTTGGCCAAGCTACACTACACCCTGAAAACGCAGTCTCTACACAAGATAGCGTAGATAATCCGCTCACGAATTGCGGTGCTCCTGCTCAAAATGATAACTCCGGGCGAAGGCATTTCACCTTCGCATCTTCGCCATTCGTATAGATATGCATCTCCATAGGAACTTTGATTTACTGTCCACCATCACAAGCGGGACTCGAACCCTGCTGTAACCTCGGCGCAATGCGAGGCGGCAATCCCTTAGCCAACTGTGCTTTAAGAACAACATGTCTCTCTTGCATCACCATCATCACTATCATTTTGAAATTAGATACCGCAAGGAGCCGCCAATCCGTTCACACGGTTGTCTGAGCGAGGTTTTCCCCCGAGGCCACTCTTCCGAATGGTTGCTTCCTTACTAGCGCAATTGGTCGGGATAGCTGGACTCGAACCAGCAAGGTCATAATGACGCTCGGCTCCAAACCGAGAGGGCTTCCATTTACCCACCTATACCCCGAAAAGTTTTGCTATTGGCTTATGGCATCTGTGATGCTCTTGATGGCACCATACGCAGATACTCCACAAGTTGGAAAAATCATTGTGTTGATGGTTGCCATCCACATGATGAATGTCAAGCATACGAATGTCCTCGTCGTATCCACAATTCACACATAGATTGTGGCATCTTTCAATCACCTTCGACCTACGATGTTGGTGGTCTTTTACATTTGATTTTCCTTTCCACCGCTCGGCAATTAGAAATCGGTTCTTACAAACATTGTTGCAGAAATAATGCCTACTTTTGCTCTTTCGCAACTGCTGCTGACTGCGAGTAAGGGGTGCATCACACTGGGAACATTTCACTTCAACTCTGGTGTTGGTTTGGCGTTCGTGTTGTTTTTGACATTCCGCATTACAGAAATGCTTTTTGTATAGGCGCATATGGCTCGGGCGCTTATAGATTTTCACCTTACAGAATGTACATGTTGTGTTTGTCATATGTCTATAACTATCGTTGATGTAAGTGAAACATTGGTATAAATACCAAGATTTTCCCTACGAAGTTGGCTCCCACTGATGGAATCGAACCACCGCCAAAAGCTTCAAAGGCTCCTGTACTACCATTATACGAAGCGGGAATAAATTGGTGGTGCCGATGGGAGTCGAACCCACACACGTTCGCTTAAGAGGCGAATTCTCTGCCATTCGAGTTCCGACACCAAAGAGCGGTTTCAGAGGATTTCACGCTTTATCGTTCCTAACGTTGACTTTTGCATTCAATCTTCCCCCGTGTAAGGGGGCGTGCTACTACATACACCACTATTGTCTTCTCATCGGGCACCGTTAGGAGTAGCTAACTCCATATAGCCCGTTTCTGTTGCAACTTGAAATTGTTAGTTTGGGGTGATTTTCGGGTTTTGGAATGATATTTATTGGTGTATGAAACCATTATTCACCCCAACCGAATTCGAAAACGCAAAATCACGAGATTTACTTCCACTCGAATGTTACATTTGCCATGCCACATTTACTATCACAAAAAACGAAATCCAAAAATCTCTCAAACGTCAAATCGAAAAAAATCCACGGCGAAACGACTTGAAATATTGTTCCCGCAACTGCTCTCACGAAGGAAAACATAATGGAAAACTAATTGGATGCCATCTTTGTGGAAATGTCGTTTATAGGACGCCCCGAGAATTGAAGAAGACAAAATATACATTTTGTTCTTCGTCCTGTTCTGCGACTTATCACAATTCCCACAAGACATCAGGATGCCGACGCTCCAAACTTGAAAAGTGGGTTGGGAAAAAACTTGCGAAAACGTATCCGTCCCTCAGCATTGATTACAACAAGACCAATACCGTCAATGCCGAGTTAGACATCTATATTCCATCATTGAAATTGGCATTTGAGTTGAATGGAATATTTCACTACGAACCTATTTTCGGAGAGGAAAAGTTATCGTCTCACAAAACCAATGATGAACGAAAATTTCAAGCATGTTTGGAAAAACACATAGAACTATGTATTATTGATACATCATCACAAAAACGATTCACTCCAAACAGCAGCGAGAAATTCCTCGATATTATCACTACCATCATTGATAGAAAAGTGGGGTACGATACGAGTACTGCCCTCGCTCCGCAAGTTCCACAAACTTGAATGCTAAACTTTCACACTCATCGTACCATAAACATGCATTTGTTGTTCTCGGAGGCGAGTTGAACTAGAACGCATAAAACAAACAACCTCAAATCGGTGGACCGTTTGCCATGTGAATGACTAAGCTTTTTTAGGAACACCACCCACGGTCCAAGAGGGGTGCAGCCTCCTCCTTGAAGAGGAAACTGGCAGGCGCAGTAGGAATCGAACCCACACCAACGGTTTTGGAGACCATCAGGCTACCATTACACCATACGCCTATACTGAAATTGGTGCTGCGAAGGGGGGTCGAACCCCTGACCAACGGATTAAAAGTCCGATGCTCTACCAACTGAGCTACCGCAGCAAATGAGATTTGTCCACCTTACGTTTGGTAGCCAAAGTATTCCTACTCTGACCGAGGTTGGAGAGAAACTCTTCTCCCCGCTATATCCGATTCTCACGGAACCTCTCTACGGACTCTTGATTCTCGGCTCAACTGTCATGCTTACGCCACTCAAAATTCTTCATCAGTCCAACAAAAAAGCCGCCTTTTTTGGGCGGCTCATTCTGGGGTAAGGTATTTCTTAGTACATTACGCCAATGAGCCTCCGCTATCTGGACGTTCATTGATATAGACACTCTTTGCGAGCAACGCTACGAGCGTCGAGGGTCTAAACCAATGTTGTGATTGTCGTTTCATACTGTCTGTCAATAAATAGCGGTCTGTTTTACTTTCAATCGGATTTTCTTTACCGATTTTCATCTTACTGCCCATACTTTACCATAGTAGGAGCATTCTGTCAACATCTTTCTGAAATTATTTTTTCGCCGTTTCTCGGAGGCACGCTTTACGTGCCTCCGAAGATGTATATTCTTATGTCGTGAAGTTTGGAATCGGCTCTACACTGTTAGGCGGATTCTTATCAACCTTCGGCGTATTCGGCGTTATTGGATGTGGTGTTACTGGCACCACTTTCGGCGTCTTCACTACCGACTGCGGTTCGGGCGCTGGTGGTTGAAACTGACGCTCAAAATCAGCCTTTGCCTTTGCTGCGTCTGTCGTTGATACCTGCGGAATGCCCGTGTCAATCTTCACTGGTTTTGGGAGTGGCGCAAAAGCTTTCGGCGCTGATTTAACTTCGGGCGCTGCCTTCTCAGTCGGCATTTTCTTGCCCGGGTTCTTGGCGTGCCATTGGGCTACTTCCAACTTCCGTGCTACGACCTTCATCTTGTGTTCAAGTGAGTCATAATTCACTGGTCTTGGTGCTTGAGGGCCAATTGGAGTACCCTGACGGTCTTGCCATCCGACTCTGAACAACCCATGCTTTGAGATGGTGACATCGTATCTTGGGTCTTGAAGAAGTGCTTTCTCTTCCATCAGCCCAATGGGCGAAATCTTACCGTCCATCATTACATGGTCGTCGTCTGTGATAACTACTTTGATTAGTGTTGGCTTCATATGTTATACCTTTCGCTGGATGTGATAAGTATAAATATCACAGGGAGCACCATAACGACGTGACTATATTAAAGAACAAATTGAAAGTGGAGGCCCGTGAGGGAATCAAACCCTCGTCTCAAGTTTTGCAGACTAGCATAAGAACCACTCTACCACCGGGCCATGTCTCGGGTTGGATTGGAGCCAACGTCGGCGCTTTATCAATGCACTGCTCTATCACTGAGCTACCGAGAAAGAACGTTAACCAATCATCTCAATCGTGTTCTGCACATGTGGTGCGGGTACACTCTTGAGATAACCAAAAACTCCCAACACATTGAGCAGCCATAGAATTACGCATACTACCACTGCGATATTGAGAATTTTCTTAATCTTTCCGTCCATCGGGACGTAAGTGTTAATGAGCCACAGTAGAACTCCTACCACGGCAAGAACGATAATAATTGTGAACATATGTTTATCCTTTTGTTAAGGTTGTCGAAACGATGTAACAGTTCGACACAAACGTATGTCAAAGTGGAGCCTTGTAAGGGAATCGAACCCCCGTCTCAAGTTTACGAAACTCGCATAATGCCACTATACTAACAAGGCTGGCGTAAGTAAACAA